TTTGACGTGATTGGTTCATTTACTCCTCGTAGTTGGATGTCACCAGACCGTTTGTTCACTCTTCAAAAAGCTTTATCAGGAGTTCTTCTTACTGCGGCTATTATTGTAGGTGCTGCTGGGTTGATTAAGAAATCATTGCCTCATCAAGTACAGGTTGGGCACGACAAGTGTCCACAGCCCTTCGCGCATGCTAGGGGTTTCTCAAGCTGGACGAGAGTTTCCAAGAATGATATTCCTCTGGTATTTAGTGACAAACCTATGACAACGCATATGGATGATCTTGTTAAAATGGTAGATCGGGCATTAGTTACCGTTCACTGTGGAAGTCAATTCGTTAATGGTTTGTTCATTCGCAATGATCTTTTAGTTGTGAACAAGCATTTGTTTTCCGATCATGTTGATCACAATTTTGACACCAGAGGGTTCACTCCTAAGGGGAAATTTACCATTAAAATCTCAGATGATAGATTCCAAGCCAAAGATCGCGAATACGTGGTCGACTTTGAGGAGAATGCTTATCCTGTACCACATAGAGATATTGTTTGCATTTGGACCGGTGTTCTCAATTATGTCCAGAAAGATTTGACTCCTTACCTGTTGTCGTCAGGTGCTGGTAAGATTAACCAGTTTGATGAGATCAGGTTAGTAAAACATAATGAGGTGTTGATTGCAGAAGATCCAAAAATGGGTTTTGTTTCCCTCACCTTGCCAGCTGAGAGTGGTACCCTATCGGCTCGAGGCATTAGAGTAGCCTATCCTTTCTCAACTACAAAGGGAGATTGTGGCAGTGTGTCTATAGCTAAGGTTGGTGGAGCCATCTTCATCGCAGGTATACATGCAGGTGCCTATATTGGATGTAATTTCGCGTTTGGAGAGTTTCTGCCTAAAGCTGTTATCGATGATGCGATCGGGAGGTTGTCAAATAAGATCTATGAAGTTGCCGTACAGGCAGGGGTTCCTGTGGAATATTTTGGCGATGAGATTGTGGATCTCACCTGTCCAGGTAATAAAGATTCTGCCGCTAATGCTGTCCGTCAGGCGGAGGGGTTCTTCCATATAGAGGGAAAGACAATGCGCAGTTTAGCTGGACAATCTATGAAATCTAAAGTCAAAGAGCACCATATAAATCCTCATATCACTTCTGTCTTGGATTATTTAGGACATGGAAGGTCTGAATTTGGGCCACCCCCGTTTAGGAGTGGTGAGGTGGGACCAGATGGGGTATGGAGAGATCCTTGGACTAGGTTCTTCTCCCTAGTTAGAAAACAGGAGATAGATGTAGGACTCCTGGAACACTGTGTTGACATCTATATTAAGGAGTTGGATCAATGTATGGGTGTTTGTTCTACTAGACCGCTTACTGATTATGAGACCATTAGAGGTGTAGGAGGGACGTACATCCATTCCTTAAATTTGTCAACTTCAACTGGTTTACCTCATAATATGAAAAAGGCCAATCTATTCCGTTTACTCGATGACTCAGCAGAAGTTGCCGTAGAAACAGAGACCTTGGACTTATTTTACACAATTGAGGAGCGTATGAAGACCTCTATAGTTGTTCCGATTTCCACCTTGGGTCTCAAGGACGAGGTGGTATCTAGTTCTAAGATAGCGGAGGGAAAGGTTCGGTTATTTTCTGTACTTCCCGTCGCACACCAGTTGGTCTATAAGAAATATCTCCAGCCCTTGACCACTGTGATGAGATCCAATAGAGATACTTTTGAGATGTTCGTAGGATTCAATCCATTTAGTCCGACTGATGTTGCACAATATGTAGAGAGATTTGACAACCCAGATGATGAGTTGTGGGATGCGGATTATAAAGGTTTTGATATCCGGTGTCCTCTTCAAGTCGCTAGATCTCAAATTAGGGTGTGGGTAGAATTAGCAAAGAGATGTGGATATAGTTCCGAGGAAGTGGCCATAGTGAGGCATTCCTTGTTGAG